ATGACCACCTTTATCAATCAGCTCTCCAAGCTGCCGAAGGTGATCGAGGATTTGGAAGCGGCGGACATTGATAAGTTCACACAGCAGATGACCGCTCTTGCCGCCGCCATGAAGCCTTTTGCCGATGAAATGCAGAAGGTGTCCAACGGTTTCTCGGCGTTTCCGTCCAAAATCCAAAAGCTGATTACCAGCACGGAGAAATACAACGCTTCTGCCCGTAAAGCAACCACCACGACCGGGAAGTTCACGAGCGGATTGAAAGCGTTGAATGTCGCCGCTGTTGCAATCACTTTCCGCAAAATCGGTCATTTCATCGCACAGGCGGTTACGGAGTCCAACAAGTACCAAGAAGACTTGAACCTGTTTACAGTTGCCTTGGGGCAGTATGCCGCCGAAGCTCAAAACTACGCTGAAAAGGTATCCGATGTCATGGGTATTGACCCGGCACAGTGGCTCCGCAATCAGGGCGTTTTCAATACGCTGCTGACCGGCTTCGGTGACACAGCAGAACGAGCGCAGCTCATGAGCCAAAATCTGACACAGCTCGGCTACGATATTTCTTCCTTCTTCAATATTTCCATTGAAGACGCTATGCAGAAGTTACAGTCCGGTATTTCCGGCGAGTTGGAACCTCTGCGGCGCTTGGGCTACGATTTGTCGCAGGCACGATTGGAGCAGACCGCTTTGAACCTTGGTATCAAGGAAAGCGTTGCAAACATGACGCAGGCAGAAAAGGCCGAGCTGAGATATTACGCCATTATGACTCAGGTAACGACCGCTCAGGGTGATATGGCGAGAACGCTGGAAGCTCCCGCAAACCAGCTTCGTATCTTGCAGGCACAGCTTACACAGGCCGCACGAGCTATCGGTAACATCTTCATTCCCGCACTAAACGCAATTCTTCCCTATGCAATCGCTGTTGTTCAGGTCATTCGAGAAATCGCCAATGCCCTTGCCAACCTTGCGGGTTTCAAGTTGACGGAGGTGGACTATTCAGGAGTGAATAGCGCTGCTGTCGGCGCTGGGTCTTTGGCTGATAATCTCGATGACGCTGCCGGTGCTGCCAAGAAGTTGAAGCAGTACACCGCAGGCTTTGACGAGCTGAATGTCTTTGCTCCCAACACGGGAAGCGGTTCCGGGGCGGGTGCTGGTGGCGCAGGCGGATTTGATTTCGATTTGCCCACCTACGATTTCCTTGGTGACGCTGTGCAGACCCGCATTGGTGAAATCCAGAAGATGATCGAAGACACTCTCGCAGAGATCACCACGATTGTTTCCGGCTTTATGCTGGCGGTAGGTGCAATTCTGGTCGTAACCGGTGTGAATATTCCGCTGGGTGTCGGCCTGATGGCGGCGGGTGCGGTCGGCCTTGCGGCTACCGTTGGACTGAATTGGACTGCTATGAGTAGCGAACTGGCAAGTACGCTGGCTCTTATTACGGGTGTTGTCGGCGGCTTCCTACTGGCTCTTGGCGCAATTATGGCGTTCTCCGGGGCGAACCTTCCTCTTGGTATCGCTTTGATGGCCTTGGGCGGGGCAAGCCTTGTATCTGCCGCTGTTATCAACTGGCATAACAGTGACCGGCACCTCACTGACGCTTTGACCACCTTAACGGGAGTTCTGGCGGGTGCTTCTCTGGCGGTAGGCGCTATGTTGGCCTTTACTGGGGTTGCAACCGGGCTGGGTATTGCGCTGATGGCTGTTGGTGCTGTTACGCTCGTATCTGCCGCAGCTCTAAACTGGAACAGTATCCCGGACGCTCTGGCTTCTCCCTTGTCCAGAGTAGGATTGCTGGTCAGTGGAGCAACCTTGGCACTCGGCGCTATCCTCGCTTTCTCCGGGTGTATGCCCCTCGGTATTGCGCTGATGGCGATTGGTGCTACTTCTCTGGTTTCCGTAATGGCTCTCAACTGGAATGGCCTGAGCGATGAAATCCAGAATGTGATTGCCATTATCACCACGGTTGTATCTGTGGCGTTCCTCGCTATCGGTGCGGCACTGGCGTTCTCCGGGGCGAATATCCCGTTGGGTCTGGCTCTGATAGCGGCGGGTGCGGTCACAATGGGTACGGCTATCATGCCGAACTGGAATGACCTCTCCGACAATGTTCAGCAGAAGATCAGCATGATTACCACCGTTGTCGGCGGCGCTCTCTTGGCTGTCGGCGCTATCCTTGCTCTAAGTGGAGTCGCCCTTCCTCTCGGTCTTGGCCTGATGGCGGCTGGCGCATTGAGCCTTGGCGCTGTTGCTACCCTGAATTGGGATTTTGTGGTTAATTCCATTAAGAAAGTCGTATCGGTCATCACGGGTATTCTCAGCGGTGCATTGATCGTTCTCGGTGTCCTGCTGTGCCTGAGCGGTGCGGGTGTTGGTCTTGGCCTTGCGGTACTGGCGGCGGGTCTGTCCCTGTCGTATGCGGCATGGACGCTGGACGATAACCCCATTACTCGCTTTGTACGGCAGATGGCAAACTCCATCATTGGACTTGTGAACGGTGTCATTGACGCAATCAATGATATGTTCCACATCCAGTTCAACGGTCTGTCTGTTATGGGTATCACGCTTATTCCGGCGTTTGATATTCGATTGGTGGATATTCCGCATATTCCGTTCTTTGAAGACGGCGGTTTCCCGAACGAAGGACAGCTCTTTATCGCCCGTGAAGCGGGTGCGGAAATGGTCGGTGCGATGGGGCGCAGAACGGCGGTTGCCAACAATGACCAGATCGTTGAGGGTATCTCCGCTGGCGTGTCCATCGCCAACGATGGTGTGATTGCCGCTATCTACGCCCTGTTGAATGTTGTGGAAGAAAAGGATATGTCCGTTGTCATTGGCGACAATGAAATCGGTCATTCCTACGACCGCTACAAGGAGAAGCGTGGTCGGCAAGTATCTACTGGCGTGTTCGCCAATGCCTACTAAGGAGGGCTGAGGAAATGCAAAGTTTCATTACAATCAATGGCACAAAATTTCCTCAGCCCCGCAGGGGCTTAGAGCTGCTGTCTGCCACGATCGTAGACTCTGCCAGAAATGCCAACGGCGTGGTGGTAGGTCAGAAGGTCGGCAGAGATCAACAGAAGCTCAACAACCTCTTTTGGGGCTATCTGACAGCGGAACAGTGGTCTGCCATGTTGCAGATTTTTGACAAGAACTTCTTTGTGACGGTCACTTATCCTGACATGGTAAACAACCGCTGGACAACCAGAAAGATGTACCCCGGCGACCGCACGGCGACCCCGTACCATCTTGACCCGAACACGGGGCTTCCTGCGGACTACATCAACTGCAAAGTCAACATCATTGACTGCGGCGAACCGTTCTAAGGAGGTGTAGCCGTGAAACAGGTAAGCAACGCTTACAAGCTGTCGATGAAGTCTTTGCTTCGTGAGCAGTCCTTTGTAGAGATCACCTTCTCTCAGGTGGACACGGCAGCGGCAACAGACGGTAATTGGGTCAGCAACGGGGCGCAGAGCTATTCTGAGTTCGACACGCTGGACTACGGATATGATTATCAGGAGTCCTATGCGGCGTTAGAGCTAAACCGATGGGCGCTGGACGGAAATACGGTCATCGTTCCTTCTTCCGGGACGATGTATGACGGCTTTGTTTCGAGCCACATGAGTAATGCTGAGGGCAAGTTCACCACCCCTGCGGTGCTGACTCGTGCTTTCAGCAATCCTCATACCTTCCCCGGTATCACCCTGACTTTTGACACTCGCTATCAGGAATGGCCTGACACCGTGACGGTTGATTTCTACCTGAATGGTGCGGTACTGGAAAGTCTGACCCTTCCCGTAGAGGGAACAGAGTTGGTCATCAACACGAAGGTCGCTTCTTGTGACAAGATCGTGTTGACGATGGGGAACACCCTCCCGTACCGCCGACCTCGGTTGCAACAGGTTCTCTACGGTGTGCAGAAGAAATTTGGAAATGATGACATTGTTTCCATCAAGGAGTCTCACGATGTAGACCCGCTCTCCCGCAGACTGCCGCAGGAAACCATGCAGTTCGTTCTTTTGGACTACGAACACAATTATGACCCGGATAACCCGAAAGGCATTTATGCCTATCTGGATAAGAAGTCACCGATTTCTCTCCGATACGGTTATATGCTTCCCACGGGTAAGGTCGAGTGGCTGAAAGCGGACAAGTATGTGTTGAACAGCAAACCGAAAGCTGCCAAAAATCAGGCTACCTTTACGGGTACAGGTCTGGTTGGAAGTATGACCGGAACCTTTTACAAGAGTAAGCTCGGTTCCAAAAACTTCTATGACATGGCTGAGGAAGTGCTTTTGGACGCAGACCTGACGCTGACAGCGCAGGGTACGCACCCTTGGGTGATTGACCCAACCTTGAAGCAGATGTTCACTACGGCGGCGCTCCCCATTGACTCGCACATGAACTGTCTGCAACTGATCGCTCACGCCTGCCGCTGCCGCCTGTTTACAGACGATGACAATATCATTCACATCAAGCCTTTTGGCGTGACTGTGGTTGGTATTTACAGCGGCGTATGGGCGGATAACGGTCATCTGTGGTACAGCGAGTGGGACACTGTTGACCGTGGCAATAAGGTCGGTAACACCTATGCGGCGTTGGAACTGAACCGCTGGACACTGGACGGTGGAGATCAGGTCATTGTCGAAGACACCGACCCCTCCGGTCGAGGGTTTATCAGTGAAGCGATGACTGCGGTAGATGGCACTTATACCACGAAGCCGACCTTCACCAAGACCTTTGATGTTTCTCACGACCTTCCCGTGCTGGCGCTCCGTTTTGATACTCCCTTAGACGAGTACCCCACCTCTATTCAGGTAAAGTATTACGCCGGGACGAAGCTGCTGGACACGCAGACTGTGAAGGGTATTACTTCTGCGGAGGTGTTTGTCAACAGCGAAGCGGCGATTGACTGTACCAAGATCGAGGTCACGATGGACGGTGGCCTGCCGTACCGCCGTATGCGGGTGAGCAAGCTCTACTATCGTGAAACGGACTTCACGCTGGATTTTGACTCGATTGACAAGGACTCCCAATCCATCGCAAAGATCGACCAGCTTAAAGCGGTATCTGTCGCCAAGTATGCGTACACGGCGGCAAACGATACCACTAAACTTTTCGAGGGAACGACCACCGAAACTCAGCTTCATGTCGAGTTCTCTGGTCTTGCACAAGATGTTTCTATCTCTGTTTCTGGCGGTTCGTTGGTATCCTCCAACATTTACGCCAGAGCTGCGGATTTGGTGTTATCCTCCGGCACTAAAACCGTAGTCATTACCGGCAAAACTCTGTCTGAGAACTCGGTGGTCGTTTCCTATCCCGTAGCTCTCGATGGAGAAATCGACAAGGAGGAAAACCCCCTTATCACCAACGATACGATGTGCGCCGCTCTTGCCGATCAGGTGAAAAAGTATCTGCAAATGAGAAACACCTATCAGACAAAATACCGTGGCAATCCTGAGTTGGAAGTGGGCGATGTGATTGGCTTGCAGACGCTCTACACCGATGAAATGGACGCATTGATCTTGGTGGACGAGATCACATTTAACGGCTCTCTGAGCGGAAAGTTGAAGGTGAAAGGTTTGATATGAGCATTATTGATAATCTCGTCTACGACCGCACACAGGCCGATGTAGACAGGGTTTTTACCCTGAAAAACAAAATCCTCACGGAAGGGCTTTCGAGTCTTTCCGCTGAGGAAAAGAACGAGTATATGGCTGGTATGAAGGGTGCTTACAATTACGGGGACATGAACCGTGTAGGGCAGGCGGTCGCATATATCGCCAACCGTATGACTTCTCTCCCCGGACAGTTGGCGGCATACCGAGCGGAGAAAGGAGTCGCTGATGACCCGATCTACCAAGTTCCGTATGACCCTTCCTCGGTGGTGGTTGCGGCAAAGACGAATTGGGCGATGGGTGATACGCCCACCCAATCTCTCGTGAAAGCCTACTTGAACAACCTGACGGTTCTCCGAAAGCAGCTCACGCTTCCCTCAGACGCACCGCTGGTTCCGAGCAGTCTGGACAATCTCACTTTTTCCACGGCAAACAACATTGAATATCTCCTGTATGTCATCGACACAACGCTGACCGAGGTAGAAACCGAGCTGTATTCCAAGATCGACCGCACGGTGGACGCTTTCGCCTATGTTGGTCTGTATAACTGCGGAGAGTAAGGAGGAAATTTCATGAAAGATACTGTCATCAAGGGCAACGGTAAGTCCCGGTCTATCAAGGCTCCTACCGATATGCCTGCAACCTTCGAGGAATGGCGCACACAGCTTCTCGCCGGAACCGCTACCCTCGACATTGGTCTGAACGCCGCAGGCTGTGATGTGGTCGGCACAGCCATGAGCAAGGCAAATCTGCTGTCCGACACCACCAAGTCGGCACTGGAACTGAGCGGCAGCGACCCCACGGTGAATGACGCTCTGTATGCTTTGAGCCAGAAGGGTTCTCCCGCCGAGGTGCGTGTTATCGCTGATATAGGCTCGACCGTCACCATGAGCAGGGGCGGTAAAACCCTGACCGGCAAGGTTGCTTCGACCGGCTATGCCACTCTGTACCCGACCGAGCTGGGTGACTGGACTATCGTGTTTACTTACAACGGTTCTCAGAAAACCAAGGTTTACACGCTGGAAGTCATCGGTATCGTGTATGTCTATCCCTTTGTAGTTGGCGCTACGCTGGAAGCTACCTCTTGGGATAACATCGCCGCTGTTTCCAAGTTCGGTCAGGCTCCGAACTACTGGAAGGTCGGTGACAGAAAGAATATCACCGTCAACGGCGTGACCTATGCGGCACAGATCATCGGTTTTGACCATGATACGCTGACCACCGCAGACGGTAGCCGCACTAAGGCGGGTATTACCTTCCAGTTGGTTGACTGCCTGAAAACTACCTACTCTATGAACGGCTCCAATACCAATGTGAACGGTTGGCGTGGTTCCACTATGCGTACCTCCACGATGGCAACGCTGCTGAACCAGCTTTCTTCCGACCTGAAAAGCGTATTGAAGTTCGTCAATAAAGTGACCAGCAAGGGCAATAATCAGTCCGGTTTGGAAACCACCTCTGACAAGCTGTTCCTTCTGTCCGAGATCGAAGTCTTTGGTGCTACTCAGTATTCTTACGCCGGTGAAGGTAAGCAGTACGAGTATTATACCGCAGGCAACAGCACCATTAAGAAGGTCAATGGTTCTGCGGACTACTGGTGGGAGCGTTCTCCTGATTCCGGCACCACCGGCTACTTCTGTTGTGTGAGCAACATCGGCGTCGCCAACCGTGGCAACGCCAGCTACTCCGGTGGCGTGTCCTTCGGCTTCTGCGTTTAATCCCCGGTTTCATCGACACCAATCCCGCCCCGTCAGGGGCGGTGTAAGAAAGGAATGTTGGCGTGTCAGTCATCAAAGCTATGCGTGGCGAAAGCTCCATGCAGTTCATCGAAACCGCCAGACGGTTAGAGCTTCACGCTTTCTCTGTCTGCACCAAGGCTCCTAAAAGATACGCACCTCTGCTGACAAACCGTATCTTCGAGCTGGCTTCCACGGTTCACGAGGAAGTCCGAGCGGCGAACAACATCTATCCGCACAATCAGCATGAAGCGCAAATGCGGCGAGATCACCTGATTAACGCCAACATCGCCCTTCAAAATCTCAGCCCGAAACTAACTTTGCTCTATGACGCTATTCTCCAAAACCCTGAAAAATGTCCATGGATTGACCACGCCATGAAGGAATTTGGAGAGTACATCACGGACGAAGCACAGCTTATCTCCAAGGTTCGGAAAGCTGACCACGAGAGATATAAAGACCTCCCTGCGTGAGTTTTTCATTGGGTCAAGCCCTGTAATTGTTACCGTTTCTGCGAACTACTGGTGGGAGCGTTCTCCTGATTCCGGCAACACCAACAACTTCTGTAATGTGAACAACAACGGCAACGCCAACAATAACAACGCCAGCAACTCCAATGGCGTGTCCTTCGGACTCTGCAACTTCGCATAGGTCAGTCGTAGTAACCCCTTTGGGCGAAATCAGTACCTTTTGCAGAGGGAGGGCTTGTTCCCGGCTACCAAGCCAAAACACCCCGTCCGATGTAGTCAGCCGGACGCTTCTTGCATGGTGAGCGATTGTACGGTAGCTCATTTCATGGCTGGTACTACAAGCAGTTAGAACCCGTACCCGACAATAAGACTGTACGGAGGGGAACCTTCTATGACAAGTGAAGAACGGAGAGAAGCCCGTTATCAGCGCAGGAAAGCCAAGCGGGACGAAGCTCGTCTGCGGCGAAGCTCGTCTGCGGCGAAGCAAAGAATGTGGTGATTTCGATGAAGTCTTTTCGTTCAGACACCTTTACCTTTCCGGGAAGAAATGCTGTAAGGGTGTCTACTGGAAAAACTCAACTCAGCGGTATATCGGCAATATCATTCCGATCATCGCAAAAACCCATCGTGAACTTCAAAACGGAACCTTCAAACACCGTGGCTTTCACGCTTTCACCATCATGGAGCGAGGGAAGAAGCGGTATATCCGATCAGTCCATATCACGGAACGAGCGGTTCAAAAGTGTCTGTGTGACTACTGCTTAGTTCCCATCTATTCGGCCTGTTTCATCTATGACAACTCCGCCAGCTTGAAACACCGAGGTATGGACTTCGCCCTGCGCCGTATGACCTGTTACCTCCAACGGCATTACAGGAAGTACGGTCTGGAAGGAGGGGTTTTGCTTTACGATTTTCACAGCTTCTTTGACTCAGCTCCACACGAGCCGCTGTTCCGTGAAGCCGACCGCAGACTTCATGACCCGAAAATCAGAGCGCTTGCGAACAGCTTTATTACGGACTTCGGTTCTGTGGGCTTGGGTCTTGGCAGTCAGGTATCTCAGACAAACGCCCTCATGCTTCCCAATATGATTGACCACTATTTCAAAGAGGTCTGCCATATCAAAGCCTATGAGCGATACATGGACGATGGTGTGGCAATCAGCCCTGACATTGATGACCTGTATCTCTGTATGGACGGGTTAAAGATCATCTGCGAGAAGTGCGGTCTGGAACTGAACTTGAAGAAGACAAGGGTAGTTCCTCTCAGAGATTATTACCGCTGGTTGAAAACGAGGTTCATCATCACACCGACCGGCAAGGTTGTTCGGAAGATGAACAAAGACTCAACAAAAATCGTTCGACACAAGCTCAGAGCTTTTCGAGGGAAGCTCGACCGGGGCGAAATGACCTTGGCTGACATTCGGTGTTCCGTGGACTCCTACAACGGTCACATGAAGCGAGGTCACAGCTTCAAGGTGCGGCAGCGCACCAATCAATATTTCAAATCATTGTACGGGTTCTACCCGGACGAGAAAGGTTGGAAAAGCCATGTATAAAATCATCAAGAAGGACGCAGTTCTCGGCATTGTGAGCAATCTAACTTGGGTATGTATGCAGGAAAACGGCTGCTACGGCCTGACGGTCGAGGACAATGCACAGGGTATTGCCTTGAACGGTACCGTGTACCATGTCAACGGACACCCCGAACTGGACGGTGCTGAAACGGTTTCGGTCGAAGAAGTGGACGATGGCGTTTACGCTTCCAGTCTGACCGCTCTGCTGACTGACCCGAACGACATTCGTAATTCTGAGCAGTTCCGCAAGGCTGTTCAGATGTTCGCCAAAAGCCTTGACGAAGACTCTGCGATGATGATTGCAACCATCTACGACCCCTATCAGGTCGGTCATGCCTATGCTGTTGGTGATTATTTCACCTACGGTGTGAACGGTGTAGGCGACCCGCAGCTCTACAAGGTGGTACAGGCGCACACTTCCCAAGCAGATTGGAAGCCTGACACACTTCCCGCTCTCTACACGCCGATTGGCCTGACCCCCTCCGGCTACCCCGTGTGGACTCAGCCAACAGGCGCTCATGACGCTTACAATAAGGGTGACATCGTGAGCTACAACGACAAGCTGTACCGCAGTCTGATTGACGGGAATGTGTATTCCCCGGACGCTTATCCCGCTGGCTGGGAAGAATACACCGGCAAGTAAGAAAGGGGGCAGGACATGAGTGACGCAATTCTGGTCGCTATTATCACGGGTGGTCTGAGCCTGCTTGGTATCATCTACTCGTCCGGCAAGTCTGCCAGCAAGGTTGACGCAAAACTGGACAAGCAGCAGGCGGTCATCGAAACCAAGTTGAACGAACTAACCCGTGAAGTGCGGGAACACAATAATTTTGCAAGGCGTGTACCTGTGGTTGAAGAACAGATCAAGGTCATCAACCACCGTATCGAGGACTTGGAGGGCTTTCACAAGCCTGCATGACCCGAAAGTAAGGTGAAAAAGGTGAGCAATCGGGTCAAAATCCCTATAACTTTCTCTTAGTACGTGCGTATTAGAGGGAGTTTATAGGAAAAACGCCCGATTACTCACCTAACTCACCTAAATTAAAAATTGGAGGTAAAAATTATGCTCGAAACCATTTTGCACAACCTGACAAACATCGGCTGGGCTATGCTGATTTTTCTGTGTGCCTACCTTTCCAATGTATCCTTTTCTCTGTATTACAACATCAAAGTCCTGCTGGAACCGTTCAGCAAGGAAAAGCTGATAAACTCCGGCTTGAAGATCACCGCTTTTGTCTGTGGTCTGACCCTGCTGTGTGTGGCTATTACCACACTGCCGCTGTTTGCGGATATGGTCGGGTGGGAAATTCCGACTGAGTATGTGGATATTTTCAGCAATTTGGTAATTATTGGTGCGGTACTCATGGTGTCCTGCAAGTACATCGCAGAAGCATTTACGAAGTTCAAGGCCATTTTGGACGCTACCAAGGAGGACAAGAGCTATGATGAAATCAAGTGAACTGGTCGCCAAGGTCGTTGATATTGCCAAACACTATAAAACCCTGTATGTCATGGGGTGCTTTGGTGCGCCGCTGACCGACACAAACAAGTCTCGGTATATCAAGAACCACCCCTACAACATGGCGGCAGCTCGTACCTCTATGATTATGGCGGCGACCCCTGACACCTTCGGCTTTGACTGTGTGAACCTTATCAAAGCCGTTTTGTGGGGCTGGACTGGTGATAAAACCAAGTCCTACGGCGGTGCGAAGTATGCCACCAACGGCGTACCTGACGAGGGCGCTGACACTATGATTAAGAGGTGCAAGGACGCTACTGCTTCCGGGTGGGACAAGGTTGACCCCGGTGAGGTGGTGTGGACTACGGGACACATCGGTGTGTATATTGGAAACGGTCTGGCGGTCGAGTGTTCCCCTCGCTGGGCGAACAATGTGCAGATTACCGCTGTCGGTAATATCGGGAAGAAGAACGGGTACAATACCCGTATGTGGAAGAAGCACGGACATCTCCCCTATGTGACCTACGATAAAACCGTGACTCCCGCACAGCCCGAAACGGTCAAGCCCGTTCCTATCACCGAAGTCAAGGCAAAGGGTGTCGCACGGTCTTTCAATAAGGCTGTGGCAGGCACTTACACCGTGACCGCTGGTGCTGGTCTGAATGTCCGTGACGCTGCCGGGACGGACAGTAGAGTGCTGGTGACAATTCCCAAGGGAACCACCGTCAAGAACTACGGCTACTACACCGTTGTAAACGGCGTTAAATGGCTCTATGTGGCTTTCTCGCACAAGAGGGTAAATTATACTGGCTTCGTGCATGAACGCTTCCTGAGTCGCTGAGAGGGCTTCCTATGGGTGGTAAACGAGTGCAACCTAAGCCGAGGAAGAAAAGAATGAGAAAGCGCACGAAGTTCACGATCTTGTCCATCTTCAATCTGACTTGGTATGCCGTTGTGGTTCTGATTTTGAACGCCTGCGGTCACACGGTTGACACAGAATTGACGGTCGGCTGGTTTGCGGCTTGGACTGCCGAACTTGCCATTCTGTACGGTATCAAGGTCAAGTCAAAAGAAACCTCAGACGAGGACGCTCAGGGGTGAGAAAATGCAAGTGCTGAAAGAAATCACGCTCGACAAGGTTATCAATCTCTACGAGGGTCAAGTCGTTCACGACAAAAAGCAGCTCATTGAATGGGACGATCATCGCCGTACTCCACTCTATGAGCTGAAAGAACGAACACTGGCTCAGGACAAGATGATCTTGGGTGCGCTGAAATGCGCCAGAGCGAACGGGTATTCCGGCGAAGAATAAAAGAAGACACTCCCTACCGATTAAGGTAAGGAGTGTCTTTTGGTTTGAACGAACACCGTTCCCCACACAATGTAGGGTTCGGATATGCGCTCAATGGTGCACTCTGACCCCTCAAATCCGAACCCCTTCTCACCGGAAGGGGCTATACGAAAAGTCTTGCTCTTGCAGGAGGTCAGGTTGTATGCCGTGGTAATACGGAAACCGTCAGGCTCGTCCCATACCGTGACCGAGTTTATCATAAGGTCTATGATAATGCGCCGGTATCGTTCATCTTCAATGCGGCCTCCCTTGAACTCGGTCAGCCAGTAAACAATCTGGCTCCGTTCAATTTTACAGACATACTTCTCTTCTTCGGCCAGAAGCCGGAGAAGATTTTTCTTTTCCTTTTCCAACTCTACAAGGCGGTTCATGAGAGCGTCAGAGGCTATACCCTTTTCGATAGCCTTTGTGATATTGGTAATGCCACTCTCGGTTTCTTTCATCCGGTCTGTAAGTTCAGGAATACGGGTATTTTCTCGCAAGTCCTGTTCCGTTTGAGAGATCGCCATATCTGCAAGCTCTTGAATTGTATCATCGGTCAACAGCTCCATAGCGTCCTGCGCCACGATATACTCTATCCAATCTTTCTTTAAGGGCTTTTTATCACAAGCGTGTTTCCGCTTCCTGGTGTAACAGGTGTAGTAGTTGTGGATGGCTCCGGTCTTGCTGGTGCCGCTTTCCCCGTTCATAGAGCCTCCACAATGGCCGCAGAAGAGCTTTCCCGCCAGGAGGTAATCTACCTTGGCCTTGCCCCTTGCCGGGGCTTCTGCGTTCTTAGAGAGCCTATGGCCAACCGTTTCAAACAGTTCCTTGTCAATGATAGCGGGAACCCCACCTTCAACCTCTATGTCCTTGTAGGTATATACCCCGATATACCGCTTATTGCGGAACATAGACTTGAAGCTGTTCCGGTTAAACTCTACGCCCTTGGCTGTACGGTAGCCCTTTGTGTTGAATATACGGCAAATGTCGGCCACGGTTTCCCCGTTGGCATAGAGTTCAAAAGCCTCTTGGACGATATGAGCGGTTGCCGGATTGATGACCAGTTTGTGATCTTCAATTTTATAACCGAGAGGGACATGACCCCCTATGCTGTGGCATTTCAAGGCGGACTCCCTCATGCCCCTGGTAATTTTCTGTGAGAGGTCAGCGGAATAAAATTCGGCCATGCCCTCTAACACAGCTTCAAGGATAATACCCTCTGGTTTCTCGGAAATGTTTTCGGTGGCAGAGATGACCTTCACGCCGTTCTTCCTGAGCCTGAATTTGAAGAGTGCGCTGTCTGTCCGGTTCCGGGCAAAGCGGTCGAGCTTCCAAACAACCACATACTCCCAGGGTTTTTTCTCGCTGTCCCGTATCATCTCCTGGAAGTGAACTCGCTTCTCTACATCTTTCCGGGCGGTGGTAGCTCGGTCTACATAGATGGCGGTAATGCGGTAGCTATTCAGTTTGCAAAAGGTTCGGCAATCACGGAGCTGCCCTTCAATGGATTGTTCCCGTTGCCGTTCAGAGCTGAACCGGAGATATAAACATACATCGGTGTCCCCTTCAAAAAGTGTGGAAGGGTCTTGCCGGAACTGGTCTATCTCTTCTTCGGTCAGCATGGAGAGGTCAATGGGAAATTTCGTGATTTTCATAGCGTCTTTCTCCATTCAGATAGGTCGATGATCTTAGCCGATAGCAGAGTCTTTCGTTGGATTTGTTTTTTCTTTTTGTGTTCGGTCATATTCATTCATGGCTAATTGGATTATGCGCAGTTGACCAGGTGCATCACAGTTTTCAAAGAAGAATAAAAGAGTCTGACAAAATTCAGGAATATTGATGTTTTCACCATCAAGCGGCTTTTTCCGTAAGTCCGTAGCAATTTCCGGGAATAAACGCTCTTTCAAAGTTATGTCGGGGTCATCGGTTTCACCCTTTAGGTATGCTATTGATACATTGAAATACTCAGCAATCTTCAATAGGGTAGTATTGCGAGGTAAAGAATTTTCAGTCCATTTGCTATATGCACTGTTTGATAAACCAATAGCTTCACATACCGCTGCTGGGGAAATTTTGCGTTCATTACATAATTGCTCAAATCTCGTTTTGAACATACTGTGTTCCTCCGTAAAAGCCTCTTATATAAAATAAGAAAACTACGAAATTGACTATTGACAAAGTACGATAACTACGATATACTCATATCAACAACGAAAGTTATAAAACAGGCAACAACAATCCGAGGGGTCAAATCTCTTTCTTTGAAAAGAAATTCGGCTCCTATGTCAAACGGAAATCTCTAATGCTTATTGTTTTGTGGCAAGTTCAGTATAGCATAAGAGAGTTTCCCTTGCAAGGATAATTTATAACTTTTGTTGTAAATCGAAGAAAGGAGGTCGCATGATGGCGGGAAACCCTACACCCCGTCCGTATTGGACACCTGATGCGCCTGTTATCCGGTTGACGGAGCAGGAGCGCACGAGTTACCGTGAGCAGATCAGGGAGCTTGTCACCGGCGCAAGCCTGACTTTCACCTGGCTTATCCGGCAGCTATCCGATGAAGGGTTGATGACCGACAAGTACGAAATGTCCGCAACGCTCTCCGGTGTTCGTACCGGGGATAAAGCAGACGAAATCCTTCGCCGTTCCCTTGACATTCTTCATCAGTATCAAATGCGGATGGGGTCATGCGGAGAGCCGTGAGTGCCTTTGTGCCGGAAGTTCAAGCTCAGGCCAAAGCCGCAAGCCTGTTGTTGCTTCAAATTGTGCGGGAATATTTCAAAGACCCCGTACACAGAGCCGAGTTTGAAGACTGGTACAGAAAGAAGACCGGAGAAGAGTATGTGTGGAAGAAGGTGACAGATGAATGAAGCGGATATTTGGAACCCTGGCATTTCTCTCCTTTTTCTGGCTCCTTGGAACGGTTGCTGCTGTTGAGCAGGATATGATGGCTCTCAGCACCGGTACGCTTCACATGGCCGTTGCTTTGGCCCTCTTCTATGTCTTCTGCAAACTGGCCGGAGCGTTTTATCCTCCGCAGAAAAGGAAAAGCCGCTGACGGAACTGGTACTTCCATCAACGGCAAGCGTAAAAGCTCAATCTGATTATATCAGAACCTATCATTTTGTAAAGGAGAACTTTATGAATAGCAC